CGGATGGGCGCATAGATGGCTTTATCTGGCGCAATATCGGAGAAGTACCACAAGGACTCTCCGAACAAAGAGCACAGCCCGACTCTCAAAGAGCAGGAGACGGCTAAGTATGTTCAGCGCCAATGGGCTGACTCGGAGCGAGCAAAGCAGCAGGTAATCGAGGATTCCTGGATTGGCCTTGCTTTTTTCACTGGTCGCCAGTGGGCTCGCTACAACCGGGTGACTCGCATTATGGGCGAGGACAATCCGCCACCTTGGCGTGTTCGGATGGTTCTGAACTACATCATGCCTACGGTGGAAACTCTTGCCGGGAAGCTGGTCGAGAACCGCCCTGGCTTCATGGCCATGCCGGCGAGTAGTGATGATGATGACATTGAAGCTGCCCGACAATGCGAGCGTTTACTTGACTATGTTTGGCATGAGCTAAAGATGCAGAACAAGCTGCATGAAGCGGCTAAGTGGATGGCGATCTCCGGCACTGTGTTTTTCAAAACATGGTGGGACCCCGAAGGCGGGGAGGAGTATGAAGAGGAAGAAGAAGTCCTCGAAGCCATCAGATACGGGGAGGAAATCGAGGGGGAGGTTGGCGGAAAGAAATCCGTTCGCAAGATGACCGGCTTCCCCATGGTCGATGTACTCTCCCCGCTAGAGGTGGGCTGGGATCCAGGCGCGAAAGACATGGAGTCTTGTCGGTGGATGACCCACGCAAACATGATGCACATCGATGAGGTTCGAGAGCGTTGGCCCAAGAAGGGCAAGTTTGTGCAGACAAATGCAGTTGAATCCCAGGACCAGTTCAGCCAGCAAATATTACGAGAGTTCAGTCGCCAGTCAGAAATCGATGACGCGATGCTTGATCGAGTGATGGTCTACGAATACTTTGAGCGCCCAAGCCCTCGTCACCCGGATGGCTATTATGCTGTCATTGCAGGCAACGTGGTATTGGAAGAGCAGGATGAGTTGCCCTACGGTCGGTTGCCATTTTTTGTGGCACGGCACGTGACGGTTCCTGGAAGGTTGCATGGCGAGGGACTTATCAAGTCAATCGTTCCAGCACAGAAAGAACTCAACAAGTCTGTAAGTCAGCGGATTGAGAACAAGAACATTCACGCTCATCCCAAGTGGAGAGCGGAGAAGGGTTCTGTTGACAAGCAGTCGTTCACCGATGAGCCCGGCGAGGTCATCTTCTATAGTCGCACAGCAACCCGACCCCCCGAACCTCTTCCACCACCCCCGTTTTCACCTGAACAGCGTCTGATCGAAAAAGAACAGATAGAGCACATCGAGAATATCAGCGGCGTTAGCGATGTGACTCGTGGTCAGGCCTCATCCCAGATGAGCGGTCGGGCCATCGGTCTTTTGGCAGACCTAGACCAGACAAAGCTTGGACCCACGGTACGTGAGTTTGAGGCAGCTATCGAGAAGATGGCATCTTACATGCTGTGGATGTGGCGGGAGTATATGCCTGTTCCATTCACATTGCAGGCAGTTGGCCGTGAGAACACCTTTGAGGTCTTCGAGTTCTACTCACGACAGGTCAAGTCAACCCGTGTAAGGGTTATGGCCAACTCCATGCTACCCAAGCATCCGTCGTATCGACGCGAGCAGATTATGCAGATGTTCCAGGTTGGAATGCTTGGCGACCCGGCAGACCCAGAAGTGCAGATGAAGACTCGACGCATGATGGAGTTCGGGGACATGGACCCGCTGTACGGGGACAATGATCGTGATAGAAATTATGCACGAGAAGAAATACACATGCTCTCGAACGGGAAGCCTGTGGATGTGAAGCCGTGGGAGAACCACATCGTTCACATTGACACGCATCTTAGCTTCATGAAGAGCATCGATTACCGGCTCTTGCCAGAGGAAGCGCAACTAAGTTTTGAGCGTCACCTGGCCTGGCATTACTATGCCGAGAGCCAACAGCAGCAGGGTCGTCCCTGGTGGGAGATGTATGCCAATGCAGGCATTGAAGATTTCCCACCAACGATGCCCGCTGCCGAAGAACAGCCAGGAGGTGTTGCAGGTCCGCCTGCCCCGGAAATGGGAATGATGCCTCCAGAAGCTGGAATGATGCCCCCAGGCGCAGCGCCTGGCCCTCCAGGGGGATTAGTGGGTGGTGGTACACCGGAGCTTAACCAAGCAGTTGGTACAAGAGGTCCGGGAATCGCTGACTACGAAACGGGTTTTGAAGCAACTCCACGTTAGTCGTTCGCTGACACGATAGTCAGTACGAGGAGATAAGATGAGTGAAGAGTATGGCGATACGAGTGTAGACTCCGCAGAGGATTCGCAGGCCTCTTATGCAATTCCGACTGAAGCTGACATTCAGGCGCTTGAGGCTGGCGATACAGACTCTGTGCAGCATGAGACGGAACAAATAGACGAACCGGCCCCCGTTCCTTATGAGCGGTTCAAGGAGAGTCGTGAACAATTAAATGAAGTTCGTTCCCAGAACGAGCAACTTGCTCGCCAGATGCAAGGCTTGCAAGAGCAGGTAGGCAAAACCAGTCAGTGGAATCAGTGGCAGTGGAATCAGCTTCAACAGCAACGCCAACAACAGGCGGCACCTGAGGTTGATGAATATGCAGATCCGCTTGAGGGTGAGGTAAAAGGTCTAAAGGCGCAATTAGCCCAGATGCAACAGAGTCAACAACGGACTCAGAAGTATTATGAGCACCGCGCTAAAGAGGCAGAGGTTCAAACAGCACAGCGACAGATAGAGTCAGAGATTGCTTCGGCAAGTCAAAAGTATCCGAACATGGATCGACTCCAGGTTGTCAACGCGCTTATCCAGAATCCAAATGCTTCCATCGAGGCCTTAGCCAAACGCTCTCAGGAAGAGGTTGTTAGCCGCTATAACACATGGGCGAAGGCTCAGGGCTATAAGCCCCGGGCGAAGTCCCTTCAAAGATCTCGAGGAAAGGCTAGCGCCGCAAGACGAGACTTTGGTGATGACCTGGACGCTGCCGAAAAAGCTGCACTTGCAGAATTAGATCTGGGAGATTACTAATCGCCTATAGGAGAAACTCATGGCAGGACAAACACAGACCGGATTTGATAAAGTACTAAAAGAGTACTACGAGGGACCCGTACGGGAATACCTCAACAATAAAGTAACCATTCTCAAATATACCGACAAAAGCTCACGCAAGTGGACTGGCCGTCGAGTAGTCTTTCCCTTGAACATTGGTCGCAACCAGGGCGTTGGTGCTCGCGGTGAAAGCGGAACACTTCCGACAGCGGGCCAGCAATCATATGTGGAGTCCCGCATCGATGCCAAGTATCTGTATGGCCGCATTGAGCTTACAGGGCCGGTAATCGCAGCCTCGAAAAACAATCGTGGCGCGTTTGTTTCTGCCTTGAAAAGTGAAATCGCGGGTATGCGCCGAGACTTGCGGGTGGATTTTGCTCGTCAAACCTATGGCTGTAACCTTGGTGACGCTGGTCAGACGGGTATTTTGTCGCAGACAAGTGCCGCTGTTACAATTGCCGATGACGCTAGCGGCACAGTTACCGTCGATGGTCCCGGAACCCGGTACATCAAAAAAGGTATGTTGTTGCATTTCGGTGACAAGACTGAGTTGGGAGCGGGAACAAAACCGTTTGCAGAGGTAACTTCTGTTACAAGCACAACCCAGTTTGTTGTGTCTAACACCAGTGGCAGTTCGCTTGCTATCCATGACGATGACCTTATTTGTCGCGGTGATGCCAACGACAACGCCTTTGACAAGGAGATCGCTGGGCTTGAGTTAATCGTGGCTGACGGAGACGATAACTTCCAGAATGTTGATACCGGCGACAACCCTGAGTGGAGTGCAAACGTCTTGGCTGGGGCTGGTGGAGAACGACCGCTAAGTCTGGAGCTTATGCAGCTTGCCATTGATAATACAGATGAGGTTGCTGGTGAAGAGCCTAATCTGATTATCGCGCATCACAGCGCACGGCGTGAGTACATCAATCTTTTGACTTCCGATGTGCGTTATGCACCCGAGCAGTTGAAAGGTGGATTCACCAAGCTGACGTATGCTGGCGGAATGTCGCCTATTACGTTTGAGTTTGATCGGTATGCGCCCTACAACAAAATCTACTTCCTCAACACGGACTACATCCAGCAGTACGTGATGAAGGACTGGAAGTGGGCTGACCGAGATGGCTCCGTCATGAACCGAGTTGCCAACAAAGATGCGTGGGAATCCTTCATGCATTACTACGGCAACTTGGGTTGTGATAAGCGTAATTCTCAGACTGTCCTTACCAACATCTCTGTAAGCGGCACCATTTACTAATTTAGGATTGGGGGCCTTCGGGCCCCTTCCTTTTCATTCAGTATCCTCCTGACGGAGGGGAAAACTGTGGAGTGATGAACCATGATTAAAGATCGAAATATAGATTATCGATGGCGAAAGAAAACCATCTGGGCAAAGGAATGGGCCAACGCGGTTGGGGCAGCGACAGCGGTCTTAGACACGCTTGACGTTGGTGGAACCCCAGTGTCTGCAACGCTGAACACATCGGGCGTTATGGGCTTTAGCCTGGACGCTGCTGGTGAATTTGTTCGGCATGTGATGCCTGTTGGCTCGGATGTGGACTGGGACAATGACGTATGGTTCCGGGTCCTTTGGTCTTCTGGATCTAGCGATGCGGCAGATACAATTGATTGGAAGATTCTGTGGCAAGTTGTCAATGTTGGGGACGCTCTTCCGCCAACGGTGGATCAGACTCTAGAGCAAGCAATTGCCCAGGACACTGTAACGGCGGCAAATGCATTGCAGGTCACATCGGCAGGCAAGCTTGGCGCTGGGACCATTAGCTCTGACAACCAGGCCGTGGTTATCGATGTTGAAATGGAAGCATTTGCAGCGGGCCTTTCCGAGGCCAAGCTGTTTTTAGGTGTGGAAATGGCGTACATCCCGAAATTCACGGATGGCGCACAGATCCACGACAACAGCGAGCCGTTCAACTAATGATTTTATCTGACGCTCAGTGGCGGGCACTAAAGGCAATACGGTGGGACAACGCCCGGTCCCGGCGTGTTCAGCAGCTAACTCACGATGATAAGCTGACTGTAGGCTACTGTGCCCGCCGCAAGCGTTGGGTAGTGGGGCGCATCATTGATGTGACGGTAATGGCTCGGTTCGGCGTTCAAACAATACCGACAAAAGAGAGAGCCCCGTACGTGTGGAAGGTGTGGGAGACTGATGAGGGAGCACCTCTTTCGGTTGATGACCCGCGCCTTGTTTCATACATTCAAAGGTGTGACCTCTGGCGCATGGGCGCCAACAAGTACATGCTCCAGTACGACAAAGAAGAGCGGCTTGAGGAGCAG